AAATAATTTTAAAAGTAAAAATTTTAAAGTTAAAGTTTCTAACGGTAGTAAAGATGCCGATATGAAACGCACGATCACTGGAAAATCTAAACAATTGTTCCATGATCATAATCCTCAAGATTTATGTCGTACATTCCATAGTTACGCTTTAAACCACATGCCTAAGGCATCTAATGAGGAAGAATTGAAATATTTTCGTGATTTAGGATATGACACAAGAACTAGGATGTCATCCAATCTGCATAATGGTGATGCACAAGAACGAGCCCATCTTGAATATACTGCTATTAATAAATATGGGATTTTTGGTTCATCTAATGAACAGTATCGTTATAAAATTGGAGAAATAGGGGGAAGTACACGACTTACATATCATGGGCTTACTTTGAAAAAGGTTAACTTTGTACATGTCAATAGGCCTCAAATAGACCCCAAGGATTTTGATCGTTTAGTAGCCTTAAGGAATACTTTTGAATTACCAGAAGAAGAATATAATTTTTGTCAATGTATTCAAGGGGAGGAATTATGTAGATGTTTAAAGAATTTCGACCCTAACGTTTTATTGCTCACGCATGTTTTATACTATGACTGTGATAAACTTATCTCACATTTTCTGGCCTTACCTGGGGAGAGATTTGTTTTGGCTATAGTTCATTTGTTTAATCCATATGAACAAGCTGGAACTGTCTCTTTTGGAAAAGAAAGTCATGTACAATGGACCCGTTATAAAAAATTTGATATGGAATATGTGGACTATCAGGTAAGACATGATCAGACTTATACTCATAAAACAGTTTTAAATGACCTTTTTTTTAAATCAGAAATTAAAATAGGTACCACCTCTTTCACTAAGATTAAAATGTTTGACCATGGATCAACACAACATTGTCTAGTACTGATCCGTGCCGAAGATAAGTCCTATGGCGATCTGACTACTATATATCATCAGAGTAATAATATGAGAGTAAAAACCACACTCACAGAGAATAGCATTATTATAGCCAACAATAAGCATAGACTATTGGCCTCTGTTGGCCAGTTATCTGAAGGTCAAATAATGAAAATCGATACAGTTGATCCCAATGATAGTGGAAAGGTAACCACATTGTTAGTTAAGAAATGTAACACTACTTTTAGAACAATACTTTATCGCCAAGAGACTGGATGGAGTTTAAATGATTGGTATAAATATTTACAATTAGAGCAAAATTTTACTACTGTCGTAGATATTAAAATTCTTAACGATTTGGTTCTCAATGCTTTGGTCAGAGAACCTGAGAAACAGAATATTAATACGTTGACTAGTGAGGTAGTCATGTACGTTAAGAAAGCTATACATTCCACAAGTGCTGAAGAAAGTTTACCTGTGCTAACTGAAATCTATGCCACTGTCTTAGACCTGACCTTAAGATTAACCGAGATAAATAATTCGGTTTTAATGGATGCTGTTAGAAAAGCGAAGTCAGGCCAGTTTACGGAGCAAAGATCATTCTTCAGAGATCTTTTTTGTGGTAGTGGAACAAAGCACGTTTTTAATAAGTGTTTTGGTACCAATCTTAGTCAAGGTGATTCAGAATTAATGATCAACACAAATACAGCTGATATTACTTTTAAGAGTAAGATATCACCCATCCTTAAGAAAGTGGGAAACAGTAAGGGTCTTAATATTTCAGATAGTCAGAGTTTCGGTTTGGATTCCATAAGCCAAGAGAAAATCGGAATAAAAGATGAAACAGTAATCCAGAGTGATAATCGATATGACCCAGCTAGACTGTTAATTTCTAATTGTGTAAGTGAACAATTCCTAGATGATTTTAAAATTGAGAAGCGAGATCATCCTAATGATCAATATGACTCCAAATACCCATATTTAAAAGAAGATGTGGAGTCAAAAGAAGTTCTCAAGCATGGCTGTACTAAACAACACCATCCTTCAGCCTTAATGCTTTTACCTAAATCAACAACTAACCCTCATTATAATGCCATAATATATCATTCCTGTCCTCTTACGGCAGCTGGCTGCGCGCGACGTGTTCTGACTCCGGGACCTTTGCCTTCATTAACCATCGTACGGGAGTGGAAACAGTTTTGCGCTATCATCGTCTATCCAAAAATTCAAAGTCTCCTAGATAGCTATTTTGATTATGATGTTAGGGCATGGTATAATTTCCTAAATCGCGACCAGCAGAAAGAGGTTAAAGGGTTTATTTATGGTATCCCGCCTTTAGAACCAAGACCCTATGACCCAGCTGACGATAATTTTATTAAGTCAGAGCCTCAGCTTAGAGGAGATAAAATTAGGCAAATAGCCGGACCATCCCCCGATCATAAATTTGTGGTAGGCCCTACTATCAAACCACTTGACAAGGTACTCTCGCGTTTGGGGGGATGGGCAGTAGGCAAGTCATACGAAGACAAAGAAAAAATGATTCAAGGCTGGCTTGCAGAATTTAACATGAGCGTAACTACGGACATTTCAGGATTAGATCAAAGTCATAATGCGATCCTGAAATATATTTGGACTCTTTTGGTAGACTATTTAATATTGTCCAATAAAATTCATCATGTTGAACCTGAAATTTATCGAGAATATATGACTAAAGAGTTTACACATATGAATTATGATGTCAAAGATGATGATGGTTCAATGATAAGAGTGGCGGTTCTTAAACTTAAGGAAAAATTAGGTTCAGGACAAGGTTATACAACTGACATAAATACGTTGTTAGTCAGACTTTTGCTATGGTTTATAGCTCATCGAAACCACTTTAAAACAGATAGCAGTACGTCGGGAGATGATTCAGTAGCAGCTTATGATTCCCTTTCCAAAGAACAAATAGTTAAAGCCTATTCAGAAGTTTTTACCCCTAAGGGTAAGGAACATATACCACATGGTTTGGGAGTTACTCTTAAATATATGAGAATAGGGGATATTGCGGATATTACGCCCTGCTCTACAGAAGTCTTTGTTTGTAAATGCGGTCCTAAAGTGGTTAGGCAATTAGAACGTTTTTGCAAATTTACTGGAGTCGCCCAAAAAGCACTGGGGCTTAAACCTAAGGAACTTGATGAGTATTGTACCATTAAAATGGAGGGAGAGGCCGCATGGGGAGGAACCCTGCCAATTATAAGAGCTTATATCGCCAAAATCGGAAACCGCGGAAAGTATGGTCTTTTACAAAAAAAAGGAAAACCAAAAGAAACAGTGGAATACGACAAGAAATATGAAATATATTATAAACCTAAAAAAACTGATCACGATTTCAAAGAGATGATCTTTGGTAAGGACTATGCCTATACTTATGGGGAGAGAGAACATTCTTTGTGTTCTGAATGTCCTAGGAGCTATCAACAATTTCTGTTTGACAAATACAATCTTACTGAGAATGATATCAAAATGATTGAAAATCAGATAGCTCTTTTAGAATTTGGAAAACCTTTTGATACCACCCTTTTGGATAATGCTTTTGATTATCGTAATAAGTATCTCACAAGCATTAATTATGAACCATTGTTAGACGAGGCAACATCCATTTATAATGAAATAGATAACATAATTGAAATACCATTCTATTTGATGGCTGATAGTGAGGATATTTATCCTAATAAGATTAAGTCTAAAGCAAACAACTGGAATAATTTAAGAGTCTATCTGCAGTTCGGAAATTCCGATAATTCGGTGATAATTTATAAAGAGATTTTAAAGGACCTCTATAATAGAGGAATGATACAATCAATACCCCTTGTAATTGAAAATGAATATTTTAATGTACGTCACCAATTTGTCTTACAGACAATTGATCTTAAAATTTTACTCAATGAAATAGGAATTGGATTAGATCAGGAGGATTATGAAATAAATTACATTGTTGTACAAGAAAAAATTTTCACTTCCGAAATATTAGAACGTGTTTATGATAAAAACCGGTCCATTGTCGAACTACCCGAAATCGATTTTGACAAACCTCTTGAAGATGAAAAAGAAGTAGAGAAACAAATTATTGAAGAGGAAAAAGAAGTGGAACAAAAAATGGAACAAGGAGAAGAGGTGATAGATACCAAGTTTGTCCCTGAGAAGAAAGAAAAGAAACAAACCTATCACAAACATAAATGTGTTGACTGCAAGCGTATTTACGTACACGAACATCCTTTTAAACATGTTGATCATGAACAGGACTATGGGGATTGCCCATACGAGGATTGCAGCAACCATTTTGCTTTATTCGGATGGAATAAGTTGAGAAGACATGATAAACGCTATAACCCGAATAATGCCGAGATTTTTGACATATATAAACATACTTAGTGTTTTTGATCGTGCATGACCGTCTGTAGTGAGTAATCATAATTACCACCCATGGTATGGATAGTGTGAGGAACACCCTACCATTGGATAGTGGGAAAAGAGCTCCAGGA